TCTCCATAATAGTCTTCTGATTGAGGGTCATAACCTTCTTCTTCGACTAATTTTTTATGTAGACTAAAAGCGGTATAAGTCATTGGTTCATCTTTTCCAAACCATGAGTTAGTTTCTGCCCATTCTGTTGCTCTTGCATCAGGTTTTGGTAAATTTTCTTGTTGAAGAAGTGGTTGTTTTACAGGTTGTTTAACTTCCTTTTCTTGATCAGCTTGTTTAACTTTCATTTCAGCTAACCTAGCTTCTTCATAACCTAATTTAGCAATTTCTTTAGAAGCTTCGACTTCTGCTTTAAGATCATTATTTTCTCTTGCAGTTGCTAATTTAGATTGAGCTGCTTCAATTCCAGAAACAATTCTATTTTCCATTTCTGAAACAAAACCTTTATCTATTTTAGCTAATCTTGCTTTTAAAGTTTTTTGCTCTGATAAAACTGATTTTGCGTATTTAGTAGATTCGTCTCTTTGACGTTCTGCTTCACGCATACGTTTAGTAAGTTTAGCAATTCTTTTTTTAACTCCATCGCTATACTCTTCTAATTCATTTTTTTCAGGTTCTGCTTTTACTGGTTCTTCTTTTTCAGTAATTAATTCTGCAGGTTTTTCTTCTACCGGCGGAGTTTCTTTTACTTCTACTTCTCCTTCGGGTTTTTTTTCAGGAACATCAATTGGTTGTGCTCCTTCTTTGACTGTTTCTTCTGGTAAAGTAACTTCAGCACCAGGACCATCTGTGGGTAAGTCTATGATCTTATCTTCTTTTTCTTCTAGCATAGTTTCTCCTATTGGTTAGTATTGATGTAGAATATCTGTTGGATCTTCTACAGTAGCTAAAACTTCATCGTCGTTTAGCAAACGAACTTCACCGCCTTCAATTTGTATTCGAGATCCAGCATATCTTGCAAAGACTACCCAATCTCCTTTTTTGCACCAAGGTCCAGAATGCTCAAATCTTTTTCCTTTATAAGCTTCTGGTCCCATAGCTAAAACATTTCCTACTTGAGATCCTACTTGTTGTTTTTCTAAAGTAGATTCATTTAAAATTACCCCACCTTTAGTTTTTTCATCCATCTTAAAAGGTAAAACTAATATTCTCCAACCTGTAGGTTTAGGAAGTAATGATGTAATATTTTTTTCTTTTTTTGGTTCTGATTTTTTTACACCTACTAATGGTGTATTAGTTAACTCAATTTTTGGGCTTGAGTTTGTGGATATTGTCGTCTTCGTCATTGTTTTGCTCCTTATCTTTTAGCAGGTTAGAGATTTCCTGTAAAACTAGTTGATATGCTTTTAGTTGTCCTACCATATATTGATATTTGTCCCAATTGTCAACTTGACCATTTATCAATACAGCAGAAATACTATCTTGTGTATTCTTCACTTCTTTTTGTAATTTAAACATTAAGTTTATTCCGTCCATTATTTAACCTTTCTTAACCATGATTCCCCCACTTGGGTAACCAAATTTATTATTTCCCATTACAGGACTATAACCAGATACAGTTGTTAAACCGCCATCAGCCATTTTCTTTTTAGGCACACAATTAGGCACCATTTTTTTACCTTTCTTTTTCATTCCTTTTTGAGTGTATCCGTGCCAACAAGCCATTATCTTCTAAATCCTTTAGTAGCTAATTTAGGAAATCCTTTGATCAAACCTCCAGAAGCTTTTTCTTCTACTTTTTTTTTAATATATTTAGACTTATTCTCAGTGTTTTCTTTTTTCTTAATCCATTTGTTTTTTTCTTCTTCTAATTCTTTTTTTACTTTTTTCTTAATCCAAACAGATTCTGT